AACAACAAAAATCTTAGATAGGATTAGAAACTATGGAAAATAAAAAGCGAGTTCTTGTTTATGGTGATATTTTTACAGATAAATACACCTTTGTAGAGACTTCTAGAATTGCTCCAGAAGCGAATACTCCAGTTTGGGATTTTGTTAAAGATGAAATTCGTTTAGGCGGTGCGGCGAACGTCGCCAACAACATTAAAGCACTTCTTAATGACGAAGTAGATATTACACTTGCTGGAATAACAAGTTCAAGTTTAATAGATAATATTTTTAGTATTTCTAAATTTTTAGGCATTTGTTCTGAAAGTATTGAAAAGCATCGTTTTATTGAAAATTCTTCTAAGAAAATTTTAATGCGTGTAGATAATCAAAAATATTTTTCTCAAACTGATTCTGAAGTTTTTAATGAATATTTAATTTCTTCGCTTGAAGATCTTGAACCATTTGATGCTGTTGTTGTTTCAGATTATGATAAGGGAACTGTGTCTTCTAAGACTATCGACGTTTTAAAAAATAATAGCTTAACAATAGTTGACTCTAAGCGTAAAGATCTTAGTATGTTTAAAGGTTTTAAGATTTTGAAATTAAATGAACTTGAATTTTCATCTCAAGTTTCTTCTAAAAAGTATACTTGTGTAGAAAGATTATTTGATTATTGTGTTGTGACAAAAGGAAAAAATGGAGCAGAATTAAGACAAGCAGAAAATGTTTCAGATTCGTCGTCTTATGTTGTTCATAGTGAAAGTTTTTTTGTAGATTCAGTAGATTCAGTAGATGTTACTGGATGCGGAGATACACATACAGCTGCAATGACAGTTGCTCTTCTTAAGAATAAAAACGTAAGAGCAGCAATGAGATTTGCTAACAAGTGTGCATCTAAAGTTGTGCAAAAATTTGGCACAAGTGTTGTACATGATTGTAATAACGTAATATAATAATTATAGATAAGGAGATAAAATGAAATTTCATCCACATGTGTTATTGGAAATTGTAGCGATTGTTCAAAAAGGACTTTTGAATAACAAAGATATTTCTGAATTTTTAAGAAAAGTAGATGTTGTAGTGATTGATGATTGTGTAGATCTCTCCGATGAGTATATTCGAAGCAGAGATGCTAATGAAGGTTAACAAATAAAATGACTGTTGTAATAATTTGTTTGTCAATAATCGTTGTTGTTTTAGCAATTACACTTTTAAGAGCAGCTAAAAGATTACTTGAATTTGATGAATTTTTTTCTATGCTAGTAGATGACATAGATTTAAACATAGATTATCTTTCTAAACTTTCTTCGACACCAACCTTTTCTGACGCTCCTGAAGTAGTTGACGCTCATAAGAAAATGAGAATTATTTCAAAGCGTTTAGACGAGTTCGTACTTAGAATGGAGGAATTGGCGCGTAAGGAAATTCGTAAAAAGAGAATAAATCCTCCCGTCGTCATTTAAAAATATGGCTGATTATTTTACAAAAGAAACAGACAAATATATTCAAAAATTTTTAGAAACAATAGATGCATCTGAAAAACATAAAATTTTCGATGAGAAGATAAGACCAGCATTTGAAAAACTTATAGAAAATCTTATTTATGTTTATGGATTTTATCATCTTGATGATGTAGAAACATTAAAGAAAGATTGTCTTACGAATCTTTATGAAATGCTTCCTAAATATAATCTTTCTAAAAGTACAAAAGGTTTTTCTTATTTCAATGTTATTGCAAAAAATTGGTTTATTTTTAAAACTCGTGAAAGAAATAGAAGGATTCGTATTGAGGGAGATAACTTTGCAAATATTGATGAAGAAATGTCAAAAAACTCCGGAGTCTTTGGTGTTTCTCCAATTGAGAGCATTGTAGAAGAACGTGAATTTTGGATTTCTTTTCATAATACTTTAGAAAAATGGCGATCTAAACTTGTAAGAAAGACAGAAAGACAGATACTTGAGGCCATAATCTTTCTTATGAGAAACCCTGATCTTGTCGCTATTTATAACAAGAAAGCAGTGTATCTTTATCTTAGGGAGCTTACAGGATTGAATACTAAGCAAGTTGTAATTAATCTAAAAAAGATTAAATCTCTTTATTCTCAGTGGAAAGAAGAATACGATTCAAATGGAGTTGAGAGTTGAGTAGATCATTTGATCAGCTGTGCGATGAAATTCATAGTAACGTAGAAAAAGATCGTTCTGTTTTGAATAATCTTCGAGAATGTCTTGAATCTGAAGTTAAAAATGGAACATTAAATCTTCCTGAGATGATTGAACAAATTGTTCTTATGTCAGATTCGATGACAAAAAGTAACGCACAACTTGTAGAACTTGCTAAAATGAGAATGAAAATGGAAGCATTTAGTAGTGATAAGGATGCTTTTGTCGATAACGTCGAAGACATATTCGACGATATTGGAAGTTGTTTTAACGAATCTTCTCAGTCTAATAAAGAACGCTCTTCAGATGCTTGATTTATCTTTTTTAGATAAAGATGAAATAAGAGCTCGACTTGAATGGCTTCTAACTCGAGTAGATGAGTTGTACAAAGAGATAAGTCCTAAGGCTAAAGAATTAGTTGTTCTCAGACAAGAAGCTGGTGAAATTTATCAAGAGCTTAAGAGGAGGGGACTAGTTAAGGACGAAGTCCAGAAAGGTGATGAGTGATAGTCAAAATTATGACAAGTTTCATCGTCCAGAATTATTTTTTGCTGAACTTTTGCAAAAAAGTGCTAGCGGTAAATTACAAGAAAATGGAGAAAATGTTAGATTCTTGTATCGCGCGACAGTTCTCGCTGTCGATGTTCTCGGCGGAAAGTTAGAAAATCCTACCGCCGTAGGCAGTGTTTCTCATTCATATAATAACAAATCAGTAACATTCCTTTCTAAAATTGGTCCAGAGAATCCTAGAAATAGCATTAAAGCTAGAGTTCTTACTGATAGTTTAGATGGTGTCACTGCAGATGAAGATTTAAAAATTTTCTGGCCACTATTTCCCGAACACATAATGGTTCCAATTAAACCGGGAGAACATGTCTACGTTATTTTCGAAGATACCAATTTTCAACATGGTCTTTGGCTTTGCAAAATTCCAGGTCATGAAGGAGTAAATTTCGTAAAGGGTCAATCAAAATTTGAATCTGATAGTTCTCAGTCGTTATCTAATAAGTTCAGTGACTCAAGCGGACTTGCTGCTCAAAATGAAACTGAAAAAACAGATGAAACTGAAGGTGGAGTAGAATCTAAATCTAGTAAACTAGGAAAGCTTTTCTAATGTCATATGATATGATTGAAGAGAGTGTGCCAGAGTTCATACGAAGGGTCGGAGACTTGGTGTACCAAGGGTCCAATAACACCATCATCATACTAGGTACCGATCGTGCTGCACCAGGTCCGGCAGGACTCGGTGATGGTTTGGGGCATACCGGAGCAGCAGATAAGGGTAAAGGTGCAGGAACGATCCACTTAATCGCTGGTCGTAATGGAAAAGATCCAGATATGTCAAAAGATAAATCTTTTATGTATCTTTCAATGAAAACAAATGCAGATTCTAATCTTGCTTTAAGTGCTTTAGGTACCGCTAGCAAGAAATCTGCAGCAGTAATCAAGTCCGATTGCATACGTATAGTGTGTAAGGAAGATATTGAGATAGCAGTTGACGGCGAAAGTTCTTTTGTGACGATTAAGAAAAATGGAGATATTGTCGTCAAAGGAAAAAATGTAGTAGTTGAAGGAGACATAAAATTGGGAAGTGCTGGAGCTTCGAAGAAACTTGTGACAGAAGATTTTCTGTTAAAACTTTTTGATTTACATGGACATCCTCCTCTAGCAGGAGCACCTGGTATGGGACCTCCTACACTTTTATCTACAACATTACCAACAGCACTTACACAAAAGGTTAAAGCAGAATAACATGCCAATTGGATTTACTCTTCCATTTTCTTTAACTACAGGCTCTTTAGGAATTTTAGAGTCTACAAGAACTGAAGTATCTGCCGTAAAGGAAAATTTGAAGTCTCTTCTTTTAACAAACTGGGGAGAAAGAGTGATGCATCCAGATTTTGGATGTAATCTCATTGAATTTTTATTTGAAAATGGAAGAACAAAAGAGTTAAAGAATAATATTGCAGAAAGAATATTATCTCAAATTTCAAAGTGGATGCCATTTGTTTCTCTTGAAGAACTAAATGTAACAGATTCAAATGACGATTCAACCATTCCAGATCATGTTTTGAATATTAGAATTAAGTTTAAAATAATTGGTAAATTAGAAAGTACTGGAGAGTTTAGTCTTTCTGTTCGTACTTAATGGAGAACTAAAATGGCTGTAGATTTTGTTAAAGAAAGATCAATTAAATATTTTAACAAAGATTTTCAAGGCTTTAAGAGAGATTTAATAAAGTTTTCTCAAGCTCATTTTAGTGGCTCTCTTCAAGATTATAATGAGTCTTCTCCAACAATGGCATTGATTGAACTTGTTGCGTATGTCGGTGATGTACTTTCTTTTTATCAAGATATGCAATTTGAAGAATTAAAGCAAGAATCTGCTCGTCAAATTAAGAATGTTGTTGCAATAGCAAAGCAGTTAGGATATAAGCCTGCTGGAAAAAGAGCAGCAAGAGGAAAACAAACGTTCTTTATTGAAGTTCCAGCAACAACACTAGGAAAAGAAGTTGTTCCAGATCCACTTTACTTACCGAAGTTAGCTAAAGGAGCAAAAGTTCAAGGACCAAATGGAGTCGTATTTGAAACATTAGACGTTGTTGACTTCAATGTTTCTACTACAGATTATCCAGTTGCTTCAGTTGGTTCGCAATTTGATAATGCTACTGGAATGCCAACATTTTTTGCAGTTAAAAAAGATGTTGAAATTACTGCAGGAGAAACGATTACTGAAAGTTTTTCTATTGGAGATTTTCAACAATTTTTTACATTAGAACTTACAAGTGCAGATGTTATAGAAGTTTTAAACGTTACAGATAGTGATGGAAATTCCTGGTATGAAGTAGATTATCTCGCACAAGAGTTAATATTTGATGAAAATCTTAATCAAACAGACGATAATTCGAATGTTCCTTATGTTCTAAAACTGATACCTGCTCCTAGACGCTTTATAACAGATCGTGATCCTGAAACAGAAAAGACAAAGTTAATTTTTGGTTCTGGCGATGGAATAAATTTTGATGATGAACTTGTACCTAATCTTTCTGATTTAGCGTTACCTCTTCCAGGAAGAAGAACATTTACAACATTTTCTCTTGATCCTCAAAACATTCTTAAAACAGCGACTCTTGGAATGAGTCCATCTAATACTACTTTGACAATTTCTTATAGAGTTGGAGGCGGAAGTCAAACAAATATTCCTCCAGGATCAATCACTGCTATAAATGAAGCAGTTTTAGATTTTGGATCAACAAATTTAAATGCGATTAAAAAGTCTTCTGTTGAAAGTTCTTTAGAAGCAATTAACGTTTCTAGTACTGAGGGTGGAGGAGATGCAGAAACTATTTCTGAAATAAAATCAAATAGCTCTGCATTTTTTGCAACTCAATCTCGTGCAGTCACAAAAGAAGATTTTATGGCAAGAGTTTTGACATTACCTGCAAAATTCGGTAAGCCAGAAAAAGTTTATGTAAAGAGAAATAATACGAACTCTTTTGCTGTAGATTTGCATGTATTAGCAAAAAATGAAAATGGATTTCTTACAACGGCTTCTTCAACGCTTAAGAGTAATATTAAGACGTATTTAACGCCATATCGTATGATTACTGATGCTGTTAATATTCTTGATTCGTTAATAATAAACTTGAGGTTGAGTTTTGGAATTGTAGTTTCTCCAAAGTTTAATAGATCAGAAGTTCTTGGTAAATGTCTATTCTTGTTAAAAGATTATTTTGATATAAACAAAATTCAAATTGGGCAACCAATAATCATTTCAGATATCGCATCGGAACTTCAAAGTATGTTAGGCGTTGTTTCGGTTTATAAATTAGATTTTATAAATGTCTTTGGAACAGTGGACGGATTAAGTTATTCTTCTACGAGATTTTCTATTGTTCCAAGAAATAATATTATTTACTGTCCAGAAAATTCTATATTCGAAATTAAGTTTCCGAATACAGATATAACGGGAGCTGCAAAATGATCTTTAGAATTTATCCCGTAAAAGATACGTCGATAACGAATTATAAGAGGAACAATGTTCCTCAAACTTCTTCTAATTCTGGTTTATCTGAGATATTGCAACTTTTTAAAATAGCTGGTGTTTCTGGTTCTTTGACTTCCAGCGCTACTGGAAGTTTTTCTCGTATTTTGCTTAAATTCGATGTGTCTGAGCTTAGATCGCTTTTGACAGCAAGTCTTATTCCTCTATCTGATGTGTCTTATAAACTTATTTTGAAAGATGCTCAACATAATGATACTTTACCTTCTAGCTATGATATAGAAATTTTTAAATTAGCAAGAGATTGGGATGAAGGAAAAGGACACGACATAGACTCGTTTTCAGATAAAGGTTTTGCGAATTGGGATAAAGCTAAATCAAATCAATTTTGGACTTCTCCTGGTGGAGATACAACTGGTTCTCATGTAGTTTATCATTTTGATAGCGGATTTGAGAATGTAGATGCAGATATTTCAGATTTTGTCGATGATTGGGTAGTCAACGATAATCAAAATAATGGTGTTCTTCTTAAGGTTTCTTCATCTCTTGAAAGTGATTACGAAGATTATTTTGTCAAGAAATTTCATAGTAAACATACATTTTTTAAAGATTTGCGTCCTTATGTAGAAGCAAGATGGGACGATTCTACTAAAGACGATCGTTCTAATTTCTATTTTGATTACACTGGATCTTTGCTTTTATACAACATTATAGACGGACAGTTCTCTAATGTTGTTGGAGCTTCTACTGGCAGTGACGCTTTAGACATTAGAATTACAGATTTAAGTGGAACGATATTGTCAACTTCAGCATCATATTCTGGTAAGGTTGGAATTTACAGCGCATCTTTTGCGATTCCTTTTGCTTCATATTCTGGATCAGAATTTTATGATATTTGGTCAATAAATTCTAAAACGTTAATGACAGGATCTTTTACACCAGTTAGACAGCTTTCTTCTCAAGTAGTTAATCAATCGAAGTATGTTGTTTCCATGCCGAGTCTTAAAAATGAGTACAATTTGGATGAACTTACTAGATTCAGAACATTTATTAGAAGAAGAAGTTATAATCCCGCAGTTGTTTCTTCTTCTTCTATAAACGTGCAAAGTATAATTGTGCCAAAAGCGTACTATAGAATTGATAATGATCGTACAAAAGAACAGGTTGTTGGATTTGGAACAGGGTCATTAGAGTGGACAAGAATGTCTTATGATTCAACTGGAAACTTTTTTGATTTTTATATCAACTCTTTATCTTCAGGTAATGTGTATAGAATCATATATTTATTTAATGTAGATGGACAAAGACAGATTATTGATAACAATTTCAAATTTAGGGTGGTATAATATGTTAGAAGAACAAAGCTTTAGATTTGACAATAAAAGAAGGTATGAACAGGAAATTGCAAGATTAATTTTGATTAAAAATAAAAATGATTCTGAAGAATTAGATAATGAGTACGATCAACTTTTAGACGAATATTTGAAATTTTGTGCAGAGCAAGAATAAATGGCGAATAATCTCTTTAGCTTGTTCGATGATAGACTTAAATCACATTTAGATATTATTGCGTGTGAACCGCAATCTATAGAATCGTTGTCAAATCCTATAGAAAATGATGTGATGATATCTAAGCGTTTAAGTAAAATGGAAGAAGCTGAATCTAAAATAGATTATTCAGATTTTTCTAATTTTATTTTCTTTAATTCAGCTTTAGACTACTTTAATATTTCTGGAGAAAAAATATTAAATGAGTATCCTAAAGATGGATCATCAGATAAGTTAGAGATTTTTTGTAATGATCTTGACGGATTTCAAAGATACTTACTTGAAATTTGGCCAAAAAATTCTGGATATTTAAGATTTCAAAGCAATATTTCGTCTTCATATATTGAGATTAAAGATACTGGTGTTTTTGATGAAGTACAAAGATCTTGTATATTAAGTCCTGGGACAGGGTCTTTATCATTAGAGTTTTGGTGTCAAATTCCAGATGTATTGTCTGGTTCAGAAACAATGATTCTTTTTCAAAAGATGAGTGGTGCTTCTGACGGATATTCTTTATTTGTATCTGGATCAAATGTTGTTTTTCAAGTTGCTTCTGGATCGAGTGTAGAAAACGTTTCTGCTTCATTTTCTCCAAATAGTACTTCTTATTTTTCTTTCGTTTTTGATAGATCAAGCGAACAACCAACATTAACTGCATTTTCAGGTAATCTTAATAAATTTCCAGAAGTTGTTTCTTCTTTAAATTCATCGATTTCTGGAAATATTTTGTTAGGAACTTCTTTTGCATATATTGGATCTGGAACTCTTTCTGGGAAAACGACAGTTCCTTTAACTGCTTCTATTGATGAATTTAGAGTTTGGAATTCTAATCTAACATCGAATGATCTTTCATCTAGTTATAACTGCAAGATTTTTTCTCAAGATGGACTGTTAAGCTTATGGAGATTTAACGAATCTGGTTCTTCTCCAACTAGAAGTTCAAATAATGATTTAGTTCTTGATTCATCTGGACATAGAATAAACGGTCAAATTAAAAATTATTGGAGTGGAGTTCGTTGTTCTGGATCTTTAATTCCTTTTGATGCACCAGATCCAATTTTGTTCTTTGATTCTTCTGAAGTAACTTCATTAATTTCAGACAAGCAACTGTCTGCAAGTATTTACGATAGGACAAATGATAATAATATCACTAAGCTACTTCCTAATCAATTTTTTGATCTTGAAGATCAAGCAGGAACAAGTGTTCTTAGAAATTTTCTTTATGTAATTGCAAGACAATTCGATGGTGTTAAATCTAAAATAGATCAATTTGTCAATGTAACTCGTACAAATTATGGAGATTTTGATCAAACTCCAGATGCTCTTTTATATGATATTGCAAAATTTTTTGGTTGGGAGTTTACTGGTAACTTCTTAGATAACAATACAAGTCAGTATATTTTTGGTAGAAACATTTTACCAGGAACAAGCGCAAATCGTGATATTGAAATTAAGCTTTATGATATCAAAAATGAATTTTGGAAAAGAACACTAATAAATCTTGTTTATCTCTACAAAACAAAAGGTACACGCCAAAGCATTGAGTCTCTTTTAAGAATTCATGGTTTACCAAAAAACATTATTCGCTTAAAAGAATACGGTCATAAACTTTTTTCTTCAACTGAAACGTTTAGAGTTTACACAGATAAGAGTATTTCTGTTTTAACTTTTGGATCTGGTTCTCTTTCTGCTAGTATAACGTCTGATATTTTTGATTCTACTGCACTTTCTATAGAATCTCGTTTGAGATTTCCAACAACTTCTAGTCAGAATTTAACTTCAACAATACTTTCTGGTTCTGTGTGGTCTCTTTATTCTTCTGGTTCTATATTTTTTAATCTTTCTTTTGAAAAACCAGCATTAAATTCGTTAACGGGATCTCTTCTTCTTTCTAGTTCAGATGGAGATCTCGTGTTATCTGGTGCAACACTTTTCGATAATAAGTGGCATAATATTTCATTAATTCGAGATAATCTTTCTAGTTCATTGAGACTTTATTCTAGAACACTTGATAGAAATCTTATAGAAAGTACAGTTTCTTCTAGTCTTTCTTGTAGTATTTTTTCAACTTCTTCACCTTACATTTTTGTTTTAGGATCAACAGGATCTCTCAAATCTCAAATGTGGGCGCAGGAAATTAGAGTATGGGATAGAGTTTTAAATAACGTAGAATTAGATGATCATACTTTGAATTTCCAAAGTTACGGATTAGAAAATCCAGTTGGTAAAGCTGGACCTTCGTTACATTGGAGATTGATTGAACAAGTGACTGGTTCTTCAGATGGTTCTTTATCTTCTGATATTCTTGACGTGTCGATGAATAACGTTAGAGGATCTGGGTCTAATTTTTCTTCTGGAAAAGATGCTCATACTAAATTTTTAAACGATTATTCGTTTATTACAAATTCTGATTTCAGTTGGAGCGATGACAAAATTAGAATTATAAATGATGTAGAAGTT